GTGGCTGATAAAACAGTCCTAGCCCCTCTTGATATTGATACCATTAAGGAAATGCCGTATTGGACAAAACGAAATGCCCCTCCTGACAATGAGTATGAAGTTTTAACACAAGCTTTGTATGAGTTGTCATTGCACTCACCGTCATATTTTGATAAGTATGCGCCTAAATTTATAGATGCAAGTATCAAATTTTATGGCAAACCTCCGCCTTTTACCTCTCATAGATCTTGTAGAGCTAAGATACGGACCACGCCGGCTATGTATTAGTCGGTTAGCCTGCGAAAGTTGTATAGTTTCAATTTCAAAACAATCGTAGATCGGGCAAATTAGGTGTGGGCTATTTAGCTTAGGGATGCACCGTGGCAGTCCCACAATATCCCTTAAATTGATAGCAGTGGAAATTGATTCATCTCCCACTGTGAACTAAATGAATCGCTGACAACAATAATACAAATAATGAATCTCCTATTGAAAGGATGGGCAACCATGGTGGTGAGCCTTCTCTGGAGATGACCCAACAAGTCACCACCACCTTTGTTGATGATGCTGAAGTAGTCAGAACCACTTTCCCTAAGGTTATGTCTGGGGTTAATGGTCTTTCAGTGTCACCAGTGGATGAACCTAGTATTCGCTCATTTTTAGCTAAGCCATATTTAGTCAGTTCATATTTGTGGACAGCTTCTGATGTAGTAAACACTCCTATAATAACTTACACTACAGCTAATGCACCAGGCGTTCCTGCCTGGCAAGCTAAGCTCTTAGGTTATAATTTATTTAGGGGCACTTTTAAGGTTAAATTAGTCATAAATGCACAGCCGTTTCAAGCTGGGCGTCTTTTGATGAGTGTTTTACCTTTCGTGCAGGCTAGTCCGTTATCATATGAAGCAGCACATACTATTGATCTCACACAACGTACTCAAGCACCTAATGTTGAGTTGGATTGTAGAGACACTAGTGCGGAAATTGAAATCCCTTGGGTTGGTCCCGACCCATGGATGAATGTCAATTCCCCTGTTTTAGATTGGGGGAAAATTTACGTCTCTCCTCTGTCAGTTCTTGCGACAGGTACTTCTGGCTCCACTGGAGTTGAAGTACAGATGTTTATCTCCATTCTTAATGCAGAATTTGCTGCACCTCTTGTTCCACAATCTGGAGATCGGCCTAAAAGAAGGAGTCAGAAACTTAGTAGTGAGGCAGAGCAAGAAGCTATTTCACAAGGAAAGCCTATTTCAACTGCTCTTAAATTTGCTTCTAGAGCAGCAGAGGCCGTTGTGGGAGTACCACTTCTTTCTTCTATTGCAAGACCTGCATCTTGGGTTTTGCGAGCTTCATCAGACTTGGCTAGTGCTTTTGGGTGGTCTAAGCCCAATCTCACGACGCCAGCTCAGTTCATGGTTTTACGACCTTTTCATAATTTTGGCAATTCTGAGGGGACTTCTCAAGCGGAGCCTCTCGCAATTACTGCTGATCCTAGTGTTAGCGTCTTGCCAGGGTTTGCAGGCACTGATATTGATGAAATGTCTTGGAATTATATTAAGAGTATCCCCGCCTACCTTACCACATTTACTTTTACTACATCTGCAAATGTTGGTGATTCTTTATATAAGAAAGCGGTGGGACCTCTTCTGTTATACAATCAGTACAGTAATGG